CATCTTTTTATACTCTTTATCGCCATATTTAGGTACATCTGCTAATGTCCATTCTCCTTTAGATAATTTGTCAGCAATTATGTCTTTAACAGCTAAGTTAACTCTTGATTGTACTGAAGCATTTGCATACATAGAAGAAATCATTTCATCACCTGCTGCAAATAAATTACCCCAAAGACTTATATTTACATCTTCACCTCCAGGATAATAACTTTTAGTACCTAAACCAGTTGCTTTTCTAATAGCTGAAGTAGACGTACCCATTACCCATTTACCAACTCCACTTCTTAAGTCCCAAGCTTCACCAGGAATTGCGTAGTCATGAAAAGATTTTGCACCTACTCTGAAATAGTTAAGTAGATCAAAAGCCTTCTTATTCATATTTCCCTTATCAAGCATCCAATTAACTATAGGAAGTTTAAATTTAGTAGCTTTTAAATCATCAAGTACAGCTTGCTCTCTAACTACACCACCTTGAGCTATTTTATAAGCTTTATTAGACATCTGACCTGCATCAGCTATATTTTTACCTGTTACAAATCTCCAATAAGCATCTTTAAGTGCTTGGTTATATGTATGACGTACATTTAATATCGTATCTCTAGCCCATAAAAATTCTTTCCAACTTTGTTTAGCTCTTACACTGTCTTTTAAAAGCCATTTACTAACAGTAGAATCACCAGCCATCATGAACATCCTACTAAATAGTTGGAAATTCATATCTATAAGACCTTGTAACGGAAGGTTAAAAGGTGCTTGCATAGTACTTAACGGGTTTTGAACCTGAAGTCTTGCTAAAATTGCATCTTTAGGAATCTCAAGTTCTTTAAGTTGTGTTATATCACCATTAGTTCTTCTAACCTTATCAACAAGCATTTGGAATCCTTGTAATTCCTCTGTAGTTAAGGTTTCCCCATCAAGTAATTTTTTAAAAGTAGGGTTAAGTTTTGTTGATAATTCCTTATCTGCCTTTTCTAAGTTTTCTCTAAAAGCTTTAGCTATATCTGTTTCATCACCAAAACGCTCAAATAATTCCTTATTAATTTCATTAAATACTGATGAATCAGTTCCTGATGTAATTTTAATTCTATTTTCTTTCTTTAATAAGCTTAATAAATTACCTGCTGCATAGAAAGTACGTTCCGTAGCACTTAACATTGCATCAAAATTACGATAAGCAAGAACAAAATCGTCCATTGCTTGTTGCTTAGTCATTATTTGGCCATCTAGCAATACCTGATTAGCTACATCTGCTAAAGAACTATCTGTTATACCTTTTTCTATAGAGAAGTATTTGTTTAAAACATCTGCCTGTCTTAATACTGCATTAGTTGTCTCTTCAATCATTGAGACACCAGCAGTTACCATATGGAATTTATCAATAATATTTTGTGATATATCTTCTAATTCTCCGTATAACATAAAACGTTCCCAAAGAACGGATTGATCATTGCCAACAACAGTGGATAATACCCTTCCTGCTTTAATTATCTCTGCTCCTAATGTTCTCTTATTAGCTGTTCTGTATGCTTTAATACTTCCAACAAAAGCATCTGTAGCTTCTTGAGTAGAGGTATAAAGGGTTCCTGTAGTGCCTTTATTAAATATTTCAGAAGCACCTCTATAATCACCAGGATGTAACTTTAAATAGTCTTCTGCTCTTTTTCTTTGCTCTTTAATATTATTTTCAAGTATCTTTAATTTCTTTTCTGCATCAGTTTGAGTTGTTACTGTTTCTTGTTTTTGAAACTTTTGAAGAGCTAGCTTTCTTTTACGAGTTCTACGCTGTTTTGCTTTTGTTGATTCACTTCTAAGCTTTTTACCAGCAGCTCTTCTATTAGCTAATTCTCCTTTATCAACTACTGGATTACCTTCTTTATTTGTTGTTATTGGAGCTTCATTTTCAACAGGTGAAGCTTCTTTGCGTATTTTATTCTCTTTGACTGGTGGTAATTCTTTTTTAGTTTCGGCTGTTCTACCAAATAAGCTGGGTTTTAGATCTGCTTTCTTACCTTTTTGAATATCTCTAACATTTCTACCACCTTTTAAGAAACCCTTCATTCCAGGGAACCATTCTTGAAGATTCTTACGTCTACCAGTTTTAGAGCTAGTTAATTTATCATAAGCATCTAAAGCTTTCTCAACATCTCTAAGACCCTTCTGAGTCCCTTCCTCAATCATTGTTCTAACAATATTTAAGAATCTAACTAAGTCACCAACAGAACTAATAGCACCCATTCTGTTCTTACTGCTTACACCTTTTTCAAAAGCTTCCCAAGCTGCAATAATCCTATTAATTGCAAACTCACCATCCTTACCTTCTGGAAGTGTTCTTAATAGTTTTCTCCAGCCTTTCTTCCTAGCTTCTGGAATTTCTGATATTTCTTCAATTGCTTGTGGAAGAGATAATTCTCCAGCAGGTGTTTCTTCAGCATCAACCTTTTCACCTTTTACATCTATAGTTTTTTGACCAGCATCTGTACCTTCTTCAACAATTTCCTCACCGCCTTTACCAGTAGCCCAAGGATCTCCATCTAAATCTCCAGTTAACTTTTCTATCTTTTTATCGTCTCCTTTTATGTTTAAATCTTTAGGTTGTTCAGGTACAACAGGAGCCATTCCACCTCCTTCACCTATAAGTTTGTGGTGTAGTTCATCTATTTCTTGAACTACTTTATTCATATAATCTTCATTCAATCCACCAGCAGCTTTAGCTACACCTACGTCATTAATTATTTGACGTAATTTTCTCATTACAAAACCATTAACTCCAGGGAATTGAAGATCTATTTCACTGGTTAAACCCTTACTTCTTAAAAGTTCTCTACGATAATTGTCTAATTCTTCTAAACGTTTAACTAGAATTGTTGCATCATTAATAGCGTTATTAAATCCAATTTGACCTTCATTTACTTGTGAAAATATACTTTCTAATTCTTCAGAAATACCTTGACGTAAATCAAAGACATCTCCTGTAACTCCTGTTTGCTCTACTACCATAGAGCCTCTAGCTTTTTTTAATTCTTGTAAAATTTGTAAAGCTTTAGCAGCATTAGCAGCTTTATTATATTTAGTTTTATTTGACCTAGATTTAATCCAATTAGGATCTTTTCTTATTTGTTTCTCATAATCTTTTACACGTTTAGTTTGGTCATTTAACTTCTTAGTTATTTGATCATCTGTTTTAACAGAATACTTAGTTTGAATCTCATTTATTTGAGAATCTATTTCTTTAATATTTTCAACTAAAGGTTCTGTCTCTTTTAGTTTTTGATTAAGTCCAGGAACTCCTTCTGTTAAATTAGATTTTTTAGTTATAAAACTTTGAGCACCTTCTCTAGTACCGTAAGCAATATTAGCTGCACTTTGATCAATTAACCGATTCATTTCGGCATTAACTTTACCTAGTTCTACTTCAATACCTTCAGCAGCCTTTTGATCTGCTATAGGTTTTAATTCTTCAACAACTTCTGGTACAACTGACTTTTCTGCTGATTTAGCTGCAGTATCAAAATCTACTCCTTTTTGAGATATTTCTCTTAAAGTATGATTAGCATATTTAAACACACCTCTCAACAGAACCATAGCTCCTATAGTCATAGGTGCTTCCTTTAAAGTTTGAGAAGCTAAATTAAACTCTTCATCTGTATCGGCAGTTATCATATTCATCATATTGATTCTGTCTTGAGGTGAAGCAAGCTTTTGTATTTCTGCTATACGCTCATGCCAAGACTCTGGTAAATCAGGTCTAATGAACATTAAATCTATACCTATTTCATATAAACCTTCCTTTACAAACCAAGAACTCATCCCTTTATAAACTTGACTTAAATTTCCTTGTCTAATACCACTCCAGACACCATAACTCTGAGGTATATTTCTTGTTAAAGAAGGTATGAGTGCTTTAGCTCCTTGCTTTATTAAGCCTTCTCCCATAAAGGCAGCAATTATATTAGAACCTAAACCACCCCAGAAACTCTTAGGACGGAACATTTGTTGAATATCACCCGAAGGTGCATACATTTCACCAAAGAAACCCCACTCTGGTTGAATACCATATGAATCACCATCAGGTTTCTTACCTGTAGTGAGCATAGAGTTAAAAACATCTATACCTGCTGCTGTATCTGCTTCTCTTTGTTCATCACTTTTAAATATTTCCTTAGTAGTAGTAGCAGCTATATCAGCTAGAGCAAAAGGAAAGTTAACAACTTGAGATTTTGCACTCATCCACATTCTTCCTTGACCAGCTAAATTCTTCTGCAAACCTATTGGTAGTCCTTCTGCTACACCTCCAGGTTTTGTAAATACAGGTCTATCTGTTTCTACTACATCTTCAGTAAAAGGATCGTCTCCTCTTACAACAGCACCATATTTATCTAATTTAAAGAAGCCTGCGTCTTTTGCAGTTTTAAGAGGACCAGAATCATATATACCTTTTTCAGCGTCTAAAGCTGCTGCCTTTTCGAATTCAAATTGAGCTTTCTTTTTCTCTTCCTGTTCTTTAAGTATCTCTCCCCATTCTTCTTCATACCTACTGTCATAGGTATCCATATCTGTTATAAATTCACGTTGTCCGTTACGAAGAGGTAAATAAGCACCCATTATTAGTCAGTAGTTAAAGGGAAGTTGTAGTAAAGATTTGGATCAAAATCATTCTCATCTAAGTCTAACCTTTCTTCCCAGAATGGATATTTTCTTTGATAATAAGGCTGTAAGTGCATTCCAAATAACTGCTTTTGTATTTCAAGTGGCATTAGTCCAGATATTTCAGTAATTGGATCATCATCAAATTGATAAAATCCTTCAGGTATTTCTTGTTCTTCCCATTCAACAGATAACATACCGACTTCACCATCTTCAGTTAGTTCTGTTCCAGGATATAAAAACTGCATAACAACATGACCAGCATCTATATCATTACCAGTTGTAGAACCCTCTCCACCATTAGGTAGTAAGGAATGAACACCTGCTATACATAAAGAATTACCCTTAGATAAATAATCACCTTCCTTTACTTGAGTTGAACCACAATGTCTTATAACTACTCTTGTACCTTTAGGAGCACCAGGATTATCAGTATCTGATTCTAAAAGAACAGTTAATCCTGAGTTTTCATAATTATTGACAGATATAACCCTACCTGAGAAAGGAGAAGCAATATTATTAGATGTCTGTACGCCATTATTTAATTGAACTTTAAATTCAATACCTTGCTTAGAATCTAAATATTCTTCATATATAAATAAACTTTCATCTCTAGCTGTGTTACCTGTTTGAGCTACGGGTGTTTCTGTAACTTCATTAAGAAGGATATAGTTATCTTCATTAATAATTGGACCCTTACCTTTAGAATATAATCTGCCCATTTGAGCTTTTACTATTTCACCTCTAGTTAGATTGTTATCTAAAGCTAATTTAATAAGGTTTAAATCCCTTTCTAACTCAGGAGAAATTTTTGTTAAATCTCCAGTAACTAGAAATTCATTAAGAGTATCTAAGCTCTTATCACTAAGTACAAAATTATTTGATAAATAATTTAAAGCATATTCTTTACCTGCTTGACTACCTGAATCTCCTCTAACAAAGGTAGGTCTAGCAATATAAGCCCAATTTTTAAGATCATAATCGTCAGAAACTCCGTTAACCCAACCTGTACCTTCTTCCCATTTATCTACACCTCCTATAGGTATAGTTTGTACTTGTCCAAATGTTTTTGGATCTGCTGGATTTATACTTCTCCAAAGACTTATATCACTATATATAGGTTGCTCATAAAACAAGCGTTTAGCATCAGCTAAAATTCTTGATTGATTTTCAGGTAATAACCTTTCATGAGGCTCTAATTTTAAAAGTTCTTGTCTAATAAATTTTTTAGCCTCACCAGCTAAAAGTAATCCTGCTGCATCTGCACCTTCTTCTAAAAAACCATTTACTTTAGCAAGTTGTTGTTTATCTGGTTTTAAGTTTGATAATTCTAAATATGCAGGGCTTTTGAGTTTCATATTCTCTTCTAAGCCTTCTACTATATTGGTTGTTAAAGTCTCAGTTAAAGTATTTACTTGACCTGCTGCTTGTGTACTATTATTAGCAGTTTGTGTTAATAGATATTTATGTGAAGCACCATTCTTAATAGTTTCAAAAAATTCTCCATATGTTCCATCAAAACCATAAGCACTCATGCTCATATCTAATTGAATATCATCCAAATCTGCAAAAGGTTGATCTTCAAGCATATTGTTAATTATTGTTTTATTATTTCTAGTAACATCTGGTGCTTCATATTTAAAAAACTCAGGTATTAATTCATCTATTTTTTCCATCCATTCCTTTCCTGTATATCCTGGAGGAATATTTATATAGTCTCCTTCTTCGTCAAGGAATCGATTTTTAACCTTTGTTCTATAGGTATCATGTTCTAGTTTAGTGTTTAAATTTTTAAAGTTTTTTACATAATCCTCTTCAACATCGTTCTCTGCTTCTTTAGCTGCATTCCTTTCTTCTTGATCTTCCATATTTTCAAGTATTGTTCTATTTCTAATAGCGTTTTGCATTTGGTAGAACAACCTGTCTCCCAAACGAACTTTATCTCCATCTACTATTGCATTTATATCTAATATGGATGTTCCATCAGATGTTTTAACTTTTTCCAAAGCCTTCCAATACTGACCAAAATGTAAATGAGTTGCTACATCATTATAATTATCACCATCTTCATTTAAGAAAAGTCTTGGTGCATAATCAAACCACATTTGATGATATACTTTTTCACCTGCTTTGGTTAACTTACCGTCTACAGCATACATTGGATTATGTTTTATAAACGCTGCTTTACCATCCGTATAAACTGTTTGTAATTTTTCAGATGAAAACCCTGATAATTCCTTAAGTCCTTCTGAATTAGCTATCTCAGTATAAATTGCTGCATTTTTAAAACCTGTAGTAATAGTTTTAAAAGCTAAATTTTCATTTTGTAATTTTGTTAGTTTAAATTCTTCTTTAAGTACTGCCTCTTTTATACTTTTATCTGCTTTGGCTATGTTTGGTTCAACATAAGCAGCTAAATAACCTTCAGGTATACCAGCATAAGGTTTTAATAATTCAGCTTTTTTCTTTTGTATAATAGCTGAACGTTGTTGAGGATTAAGAGCAGCTAAAGCTCCTGCATTCTGTGTTCCAAAAACTTCTAAACCTACTGTAACTTCAACAGCCGCTTCTTCTGCATCTTTTATAATCCAAAAGTGGTCAGCTAGATTATTTCTTCTTAATAGATCTTCTGCCTCTTGTGTAGCGTTTACTGCCTTAAGCTTTTCAACTTCATCATTGATAAGTGAATTAGTTACTTCAGCTTCGGCTGTTTTCTTATATACCTTATTTACTTCTTCTAAAATTTTCTCTTGATAATCTCTATTAGCCCATTCTGAAGTTTTTGTATAACCACCCTCTTGACCTATAAAATCCTCTATAGCACTCATTGTATCCCTTTGAGGCTGTACCAAGCCGTCATAGGTTCTATTATCTATAAGTTGTCCACCTAGTCTTTGCCATACTTGAGGTGGTCTATCAACACCTGCTGGATCAGCCTTTTTAGCTGGATCAGCTACAGACTTTCTAACCTGTCTTTGAGGTTTTGGAGAATAAGAAGCAGTCATTTAATTAAGATTTCTTTTTACCAATAGATAAATCGTACTTACTTGCAGCATCAGCTAATGATCCCATAAGAGAACTAGCTACTTTAAAGCCTAAACCTCCTGGTCCTGGTTTATCAATAGGCTCATAACCATCTAGTGCTAAAGGTTCTTGAGGTTTTACAGGATCATTAATAGGTTTAGGGTTATAAAATCTAACTGCATTAGAAGCTGTGTCTGTGGCAGCTTTTTCAGCTTCTACTCGTCTAATGTTATCTGCTATACGCCATTGAGTAGTTAACTGCTTATTACCTACGTTTTGTAACCACTGGTTTTTTTGAGCAGCATCAAGACCAACCATTGTTCTGCCTACAGCTATGCCTTTTCCTCTATTTCTAATTTTCTTTTGAGCAGACTGAACTACATTTGCTACTCTAATTTTATCTAAAGCTATATCATCAGTAGCCTCTTGTTCATACCACTGAGCTTCTATATCAGCCATTTTATCTTCTAATATTTTAGTCTGTGCTGTACGAACTTCTCCTTTATAATCAGCTTGTATTTTTGCTAACTCTGCTTCATAACCCTTCAATTGTTGAGCATAAAAAGCAGAGCCACTCCATTGCAATAATTGATGTTTATAATTTTCATAATTTCTTTGATTAGTATTATTCCATTCAGTCCAGTATCTAATTTTAGCTCCAGCGTTTTCTATCTTTTGATTAGCTGCTTCTACTTGATGACCAAAAATTAAAGAACCTACATTTACAGCAGCATCCGCAATAGCTAAAGATGCTTGTAATGTCGTGGGTTTTGGTTTTGGAGCTGTTGCCATTTAACCGTACTTCCTCGCTACATTAAAATACAGACCAGTCCATTCTAAAGCTATGAATTTAGCCTGATCAATACTGTTATTCACTAACTCTACTGTAACCTGATCATTCTTACTTTGAATATAGGCACGAAATTTAGCCTCATCAAATTCAGATTTTTGACCTACAACAATATTTGCGTTTAAAGGTGCTCTTCTATCAAATTCATAAGTAACTGTAGATCTCAAATCAGGAGTAACCTCGACTGTGAAATACCTTGCATCATTATAATAAATATCCACATAACGTAGCTGAAGTCTACCTGTACGATTACCAATAAAGGTGCTATCCGTAGCGGTTTTGCTATAAGGCATGAGTTGAGGTGGACGAAATTTAAACGCATAGCTTTCACCAAATGCCCAAGAAGATCCAGAAAAATCTCCCAAACTATCGCAAACAAAACTATTAACACCAGCAGGAATAGACGCAGCCACGATCCAGCGTTTCTCAGCTTCGTTAGCATCAGTTTTATCTTTTTTAATAACACAGAATTGACTTGGATTTACTGTGTAATAAGGTAATGTTACTGTTGTTTTGTTGGTAGCTCCACTGTAAGTAAAACTAGCAGTACCTATATCTGTTGTAATAGTACTTGATAATTGTCTATCTAATAAGAATAGATCTTTATCTTCCTGTGGTGGTCTAGAAACATTAAGACCTTCTAAATAGTATTTAACAGATCCATTCTCAGTATATTTAGCAACTGAAAAAAGAGTACCTTCTACAAAATTACACCAATGTATTGTTTTATTAGGGAAAGTCCATTTATGCCAAGCATTTTGCCTATTAGTTAAAGAACCACTGGAAGCTTCCCAGAAGAATTGATATATATAAAATGAATCTGGATCGTCACTACTAAGAGCAACCATATATTGATCAGTACTACTAATAGTGAGAGAGTCTAAATTTTTAGGTATGTACTTAGGAACAGTTTCTGTTATTACAGCAGTTTGTCCCAAGTTAATACCAACAGTACGATCAGTAGTAATAAAAGTATGTAACCCTGTGAAGTCACCTTCTTTAACAGGAAATATAACTTGAGGTCCAAATTGCTGTGGTTTAACTTTAGATTCCATACTAATGGAACTAATACGACCTACGGAAGCTGTTTCTGGAGCAAACGTTACATTGTCACCTGAATATAGTCTGAATTGATTTTCATTAGAAAATAGTACTAATTCATCCTGTTGTTGTAGTGCATAGTTAAGTACAGCAACATCATTACTAACTGCTGTTAAATCTATAGGGTCAGTATCTACTACAGCTAGAGCTGAGTTTTGCCAATAATTATAGTAATCACCAGCTTCACTAAGTATTACATTTTCTCCACTTACAAAGCCAAGTCTATTTTTAAAGAAAACTATATCGTTAATAGCGTAACCAACATAAGAAGGTCCAGGCATTTTACTTTCATCACCTGAAAGCCTATCAACCCATCCAGGAAGAGCTATTGTTGTATTTCCATCTGTATAATTAGTGCCACTAAAAGGCTGGAAAGTAAATCTTACAACACCTGAATCATTTCTGTAATAAGCAAAAGCATGAGGCATTGTATTATCATCTAACTTTCCTTTTGATCCCCAAGCAGCAGCCTCTTCCCAAGAACCTCTAGCAAAATCTCCATTAGTGGTAGTTCCTTCTGAATTAAATTTTAAATAATAAGAACTTTTATCTGCTGTTCCATCTGGAGCAACTAAAACTGTATAACCTTCCCAAGCTGTAGAAGGTAATTCAGCAATAGTTGTAACCCTATTAGCAAAACCAGACATCAAGGTATTACCTCTAGCGTCAGAAGCTACAACACTTTTTATGTAATTACTAGCAGAAGCTAAACCTATAAGTATTTGAGAGTCTACAACAGAGAATGTTAGTTTATTGCTTGAGTCTGCTGTGTCTAAAGCAGTTTTTATTGAGGTTGCTATAGCTTTAGTGCTAACTACGTTTGGGTTTCCACTAGCATCTGTTAAAGAAGGTGTTGTATAAGTACCACTAATTGTTGTATCACTGCTTCCATCTGAAACAATAATATCAACTTTATATTCTGAGTTGTAATCAACTAATTTTACCCAAACCTGAGCCTTAGTAGGTTCGTAGTTACTATTAACAACTGCAATATTATATCTAGTTAAAGTTTCTGTAGAATCATACGCTGTATCTTTTTGTATATTTGTTATAAATACATAGTCTTGAAAAGAAGTAGCTCTAAATCTATCTCTTGCTCTACCTGATCCTCTTAAATATTCAAGGTTTGTAGTTGTTATATTACTGAAAATTTGTTGAACAGGAACTACTGTTGGTAAAGCTCCACTAATAGGTTCAACATCTGAAACACCTGTTACAAATGTTTTAGAAGATTCAATTGTAAGAGTTACTGTATTATTAGAAGCTGTAGCTGCAGTATCTATCGTTATAGTATTTGTACCAATATCTACAATCTTTGTTCCAGATGGGATGCCAGTTCCAGAAATACCAGATCCTACGAATATATCAGTTACGCTATTAACACTACTAATTGTATAACTACCACTTGCTACATTACCAGTCTTAGAAACAGTCCTACTATCATCACCTACAACAACTAAAAATCTTTCTGTATCACTTCGATTATAAACAAAGTACCAAGCCTCATCCCATTTAATAGTCCCTGTTAAGTTATTTCCAGGAGTACCATGTCCATCATATTTAGTAAGGTTATCTATACGTTTAACTGGTACTGCACCTAGCCTCTTTTTAAGACCTTCTACAAGATCACAATCAGCATTCTCAAGAACCTTTGCAAATCCAGGCAGTATAAAACTATTTGCTTGTTGGTTAACACCTTTATTTAGAGGACCAATAACTTGACTAAAAAGTTCTCTTGACATTAGCGGTTTAGTATATCAGGACCAAAAGTTGTAGTAACACGACCACCATACATATCATCAGGACCACTAATGAAATTATGATTTTGTGCCATATCTTCAGTTCGTTTTAAATTTTGAAGTGCTCTTTCTTCATCCTCTGCTGTATAAGCTTCTACACTACTTGATGTTATTAATCTATTTGAATAAATACGAGCAGCCCTAATCATAATATAACGTTTTCCAGATTCAGGTACATCATCCCAATCTAATTCTTCTACAACTTGAGCTATTAAATCAGTAGTGCTACCAGTCATTGCAACACTTAAACTTGTTCTTAAATCATAAGTAGATTTAACACGATCATATAATTTAGTACCTCTTAATACAAAACGTTGTGAAGGGTATGAAAGGGGATTAAAGCGTACAGCAAGAGTAGAAGCAGAAAGAGAGGAATGACCATTAGCATCTAAGGGGATAGCGTCATAAAGTCTTGTATTCCAAGACCAGCCTTGTGTTTGTACTTCTGTACTAATTTCATCTAAAACAGACTCAGCTAAACTAACATCTCCAGTTAAAGGAGGAGTTAAAGAGTTAACTGGTGACTCTCCTATAACTGATAAAAGAGTATTTATTGCACTTAATTTTGTAGTTGCCATTTTTTAAGCAGTCCCGTGACGTTTCATAGATATAGGGCTTTGTGGTTTAGTTGGTGTATATTTTTTAGGAACACCTCCTGGATGATCTGGTGCCCAATAATAACCACCTGCAGGATGTCTATTCTTATTCTTCTTTGGACCACCAAGAATAGTAAAAGTTAAAGTACTTTTTCCTTCTGCTCCTCTCATACTCATAATAAACAAAAAGGGGAAACATTATGCCTCCCCTTATTGTATTAGGTTTTAACTGAAACTTACAGTTTAGTATGGATTACCATCATGAAGTAAGCTTACACAGCAATCAGGACGGAGTATTCCGTGTCCAACTGCATAAGAAGCTACCATCATTGTTGACTGAGTCATTGCTTTGTACTCAGAGCCAGTCATCTGCATGGATAGATCCTTAAGAGCAACTGTACCAACTGCTTCTTTTGTGAAGCATAGGCCAAAGAGGTTAGCAACACTTGAAGTATTACCTTGCTCATCTTGCCAGTAATCGTTGTAACCTGCAGCAGCTTGACCGTCAGAACCGTCTCTACTATTTGTATAGTTAGGACGCTCACCTCTAGTTGTAGCAGCTTGGTTATCAAGTCCAACGTATGTTTGACCAGATGTGTAGCTGTTAATTCCTAGATGGTTAGATAGACGTACTTCAAAACCAGCAACACGGGCTACGTTATTACCTTTGAAGGTTCCATTCTGTCCACTTCCACCGTTCCAATCAGTGTTGATTGCACGGTCAGAGTTGATGACATCGTAGTAAGCACCAGGGGTTAGAACAACCACACGGCCTTCTGCTGGAGCATCCTTCTCGTCAAGTGCTTGACAAGCTTTGTAAAGGTTCTCAACAATAAGATCACCTCTAGCATTTCTGTCAGCAGCACCGTTAAGGTTAATACCTGTGTAGGATGTTCCTCCAGGAAGCTTGTTAAGTACGAATAGACGCTCTCCAACAGTGAACCCTGCGTTAGCACCAGTACCAATAGCACTGATTGGGTTAACAACAAATGTTGCAGCACCGTTAGAAGGAGCTGTTGTTATAACAGCATAAGCACCAGAGTCTTCACCATAAACAGTTGTACCAGCAGCCCAGAATCCTAACTCAGCAGTCTGGAAGTTAGCTGACATAGTGATGGTGTTTGTACTTACAGAAGCGTAAGTAGCAGCGTTTAGCTGGAATCTCTTAGAATCCCAGTCATCAACACGACCATCAGACTCAGAAGCAGAAAGAAGTGTACGAGCTAGACGCTTATCATAGCTTCTGGCTAAAGCCCTACCTAATTCCTTACTATAGATGCTTCTAACGTCCCAATGAAGTTTGGCTTCATCAAGATCATACAAACTGACATCTGCGATAAGTAGGTCATCAATTGTAATAATTTTTGATCCTATCTCACCTTTGTTACCTTGGCCTGTTATCCAGTCACCAGGACGGTGGTAGCGACTTGAAAAACGACCCGTTATTGGAAATTCTGCGGATTTTCCTGAAGAGATTGTCCTCTTCATGGTTAGATCTTTGAAAATCGTTTCTCTATTGAAGGTGGTTAGTACCTCCCCTGAGAAGATTTTCAGGAAGTTCGCATTCTCCCTTTCATAGTTTCCAGCAGCAGCGTTGGCGTTATATTGTACGCCATTAACACTACCTAATCTGGAAATCGATGAAAAATCAGGCATCGAAATTACCTAGAAAAATAGATTAGTGTGATAAAACTTACGTCACCACTGTTGTTATCTCCTCAGAGGCAACAATCCTACATAAGCTATTCCTATAATAACTTAAAATTTAGGACTAAGTATATCGCTCCTTGACATTTTATCTTCTACATCCTTTGTATAAGCAGCATCATTCAAATAACGTGGGTCATTCATAGCTGCTTCTACTTCAGAAGTAGAGCGATAAACATCAGTACTATTGTTAGATAATCTGCCACTTATAAGATCTGGCTCTACTCCAGAATTTTCTCTAAAAGCAAAATAAACAGATTGAAGTGCATTTCTAGCACGGAAATAATCCCCACTATTAACTTCCCTGTTGTAAGCATCTAATTCAGTTTGATCTAAATTCTTAGTAGCCCAATCTTGTGCAGACTTGAAATTGTCCTCACCACCTATACTTTCAACAATATTAGATTCCTGTTCATCACTAAGTATTGCAGATTCTACATTCTCTTCCTTTTGAGTCTCCTCAGTTGTCGTTTCTTCCTCTGCTTTAGTTTCATACCCAGTATTGGGACGTTCTCCAAGTTTCTTTTCAAGTTCTTGATAAGCATTGAGAAGTTCATCGGCAGACTTAAACTTTCCACCAATGAGTTCCTCTTGCTGACCTTCCTGTTGAGGTGCTTGTTGTCCATCAAGAATCTGTTGGTCCTGCTCATTAAATGAACTGGTTTCCTTTTCCTGTACACTAACTTCCATGTTTAACCAATACGAACAGTTAGATCAGGATACACCCAAGCAGGTTTTTTTGCTTGAAGAGCTTTACGGTATTGCTCATAAACTTCTGGTTTTTTAGCCTTTAAATCTTCAATAAGAAGATCATAAGGAGATTTAGACTTACCTTTTGGTGGCTCTTCTAGTACTGCTGGTTTAGATTCCAGCTTCGTTTCCTGCTGGAGGGGCTTCTTGCTCTGTCCTGATTGAGTCATTTTCAGCTTTAATTAGTGCGGCTTGTTTTGCAGGATCATTTTGAGGATCTTGTTGTTGTTGCATCATCATAGCCTGTTGTTGTTGCTCTTGTGCAAGATCTTCTTCAGACTTGATTAGCTTATATGTTTCTAGCCCATCTGAGGCTGCAAGTCTAGTGATAAGTTCTCTAGTGTTTACAAACTGAGCCATTGTTTCTGGACCCATAGTTTGAGCAAGAGTTTGTATAAATTCGATTAACTTCGCCTTATCATTACCTCTACCTAAAGCATCTAAACCAGTTGTTATACGAGGCTTAACTACATTTTTAGGTAATCTAGGTAGACGTTTCTGCCTTTCCATCATTGCCATCTTGCGATGTACTAGAGGTAATTGCATCTCTACAGAGAGAATTGAATACACACCCCCCAATCCTGTTTCCAGTTCATTTGCAACCATTCGTATCTCTTCCGCAGTAACTCGGTCCCGACCTGCAGCTCCAGCTTGAATAGCACTATTAAGTAGGAAAGAAAAACTCAGCCTTTGTTCAATTCTTGCAATGGTGTTTAAAGCCACTGTAAGGTCTGCCTGTTTCTGCATTTGTAGTGGTGCTACATCATCAGCATTTCCAGCGACTATGGCCCCGTTTGCGGCTCTTGCGAGTGCATCTGGGCGTGTGGTACCATTCGGATTACAGAGAAAAAGTATGCGACTTGAGGCAGCCGATCCTTCAACGATAGCTTTTGAAAGAAACTCAAGAGATTTAAGATCACCTAATAGTTCTTCACAGAACGAACGTCCATAAGCTTCATGTGCTACCCGATATAGTCTTAAGGGAATCCAAGGACTCTTTTCTATAGGCGTTGTTCCTTGATCGCCTACACGTTTTCCATATGCCTCTTGATACCAATAGCATTTATCTTTCTTATGGTCCCAATTAATATATGTATATAAGAAACAAGTTTGATCTACATATTTTCCATCATGTGTTTTTTTAGGTACTCCATCTGGTAGTACCTCTGGGCTTACCTCTTCTCTTACAACTACTTCAAGAATATTTCCTTCTGGATCTCTATTTAAACAAAAAGATTTAAGTGGATAAACTCTAGTACCATTTTCAGCTACATAAAGGAGAGCATTACCACCAATAATTAAATGCTTAAGAGCTTCAAATAAAGCAGTTCTATCTCCTGATTCTTCTATATCTCTCATTACTGCTCTCTCCATAAGAGAAAGCTGTTGATCAAAACTAGACTGTAAATCTTTGTAATTTTCCAACTCCTGTTGGAGTTTCATATCATCTACTGAAAGACGAAAAAATGCTTGGTTTGGAGGTAGAAGAGCAACTAAAAGTTTGGCTGCTAAATTATTAACACCTCTGGCTCCCAAGCCTTGATATGTAGTATTAATTTTTGTATAAGCATTCCTACCTGAACTTCTATCGTTATCAGTAATAAGAGTAGGTAGTGTATATTTACTACACTCAATAGCTCTATCTAAATAAAGAGTTTTTTCAGGTTCTAAACTTCTGTATCTACCTTCTGCGGTAAATTTTTTAGACATTTAATCCTCCAGCCGTTCCTGACCCTTGTGAATAACTAGAACCACCCAGTCCTGATTTAATAGATAAACCAGTTCTTAATGCTGAAGGTGTTCCATGTTTCTTACGAGTACGGCTGGCTACTTTAGTTTTGTTCTTTTGAAGAGCTATAGCAGATGATAATTTTTGCTGTTGAATTGCTAAAGCAGATGAAGTTTTTTGTTGTGTTATATTTGCTTCTGCTGCTGCTTTTGCTTGTAAAGCTTGAGCTTTTAATTGATCTGTTTGTTGCTGACCTTGTTTTAAATTAGCTTCAAATTGTAAACGACTCTGTTTAGAATCCAGTTTCATCTGAGCTAATCTAGCTTCAGCTTGTCTTTTAGTTTCTGCTGCTTGTTGAGCATACTGTTTTGCAGCTCTTTTAGCAGATTGAGCAGATTTATACCCTGAATAAAGAGTAGCTCCTGCTGATAATAAAGTGGCTGCGGCTAACCAAGACATAATATTTTAATTGTACTTAGATTCCTCTTGTAAATTATACTGGTCTTTTAAATGCCGTACAACTGACACCTGACCAGAGACGTACCAAACACGCCTTTCTTCTATACTAATATCTGGAGCTTTATCTGGATAGAGAGTTTCCAAATAATCAATAACTTCTTTCTCTAAATGTGGTACAGGAATCATATTGTTAAACCACTTTGAGTTTCCATACCAGTCTCTTCTGGATTAGCAGTACCACCTATAGCTAAAGATGATGGATTTTTAACATCAGTAAATGAAACCCCAGGCTGACCTACTGGTGTACCTACTTGTTCACTACCTTCTGATAAAGCTAATTGCTGCTCTGCCTGAGCTTCAGCAGTAGCCATTGATAATTGCGATTCTTGTCTAGCCTGACCAATTTGAGCTTGGCCTTGTCGTATAGCAGCTTCAGTATCTGCTTGAGTTTGAGCTAATATGCCTGCTGTTTCTTGTTCTTTTATTCTTTGATATTCTTGTTGTTTTTCCGTTTCTTTTGTTTGAGCAGTTATTTGTTCAGTAGCTAAAGCTTGTGCATCTTGTAGATTTCTTTGTTGATTTTGAGCTTCAGCAATGGCAGCTTGCTTTTCTCTTTCGGCTTTTTTAGCCGCCTCTCTAGCAACCCTATCAGCTACATAACTACTAACAATAGTAGCTGCAATCCAAAACCATTTAAAAACAGTAGGAGATAAGTTAACTTCTTCCTCTTCTTTAGTATCTTGAGGCTCAGTTACATAAGCAAAAGCATATGCTGGCCTTAAATCATTATCGTTATTAAGCATAACTTGGTAAATCGCTGTTGCTTGTCTCAAAAAAAGCTGGCATTCTAGCTCTTCGAGTATCAGCTAAACCTTCTGCCTTTCCAGCATACATCAGATTATCACTCTGATCTAGCCAGAACTGCTTATTCAAATACCTATCTTCTGATCTACCTAAAGGTTGGAGAACCCAATTAATTGTGGCCTTCCTAAGTTTATCCAAAGAAGGAGAAGGACGTAACCCCAACTCATGACATACAAGAGTATTACTGCCGACATGGATCTGTTCGTCTCTTGAGATATCTGCCGAAATTGTGCGTAGACCAGAATCGCCAAGGAACCTAAACATAGGGAGTAAAACAAAGAAGATTGCACGTTCGGCTAC